AATGTTTGTGTATTCAACTTTGGTAATGCCATAATATCTCCTTTATAATATTAAAAAGTAATTGGTGGGAATACTTTTCCTCCAAATACTTTACCAATTGGTATGGAACGCTTCAACTGATTGAGAACGCCTCTACCTGTTCGTCTTAATTCAGGTGGTAGACTTGAAAAGAATCCACCGCCTGCTTTCACTTCGCCAGATGATAGACCGCCTACTTTACCAGTACTGTCTATATCCATTTCAAAGTTTAACCAATCTCTATATGAGAAGGTTACTGTTATTTTTACATAATCATTTTGTGCTCCACTACTGTAGGTGATATCACCTATTGCAGATGGAAATGCTTCTCTCATTCTTACACCATATGTAGCACTATCTCTATCATTTAATGCTTCAAACTGTCCAAGCTGAAATATATCAACATTACCAATATATTCTTTGTAGAAATTCCACATACCAGTTTGATTGTTGTACATCATTGATTGCCACAATTCAAAGAACCGTCTTAACCTTAAAAACTTGTCACCAATAAATGTTGCAGTAATATCACCATATTGTACCTGTGTAGGGTATTTATAGGGTGCGCCTGCAATACGGTATGGACTTGTATTGAAAGTCCTTGATGGCATAGTTATATCAGTACACATCAATGAAACCATTGGTGCTAAATCTTTATTAACTGATTGGGTATCAGCTTGAGGTACACCCATACCTGCAGGACCTCCTGTTGTTCCAGATTCTTGAGCACCATACACTAATTGACTTATCTTGTCTTCTATCAATTCTACATTTGTTGGTAGGGTGATGTTAACTAAAAATCTTGTACTACGAGCAACACCTTCACCTTTTGCAATTGCAGAACGAAAACGATTGATGGTTGTTTCAGGATTTGCTTTTTGTTTTAACCTAGGGTCACCAGGTATGTTATCGTATTCTTTACCTCTTGGCCAACCAATACGAATGTCAAAAGGTCCTACTCTTTTACCGCCTCTAAAAATTGCCATTAAACCATTCTCCTACTATCTGCCCAAACTGTCCTTACATTTGCTTTCTTGAAGTTTTGGACTGGCATAAATATCGCAGGTGCAAATTCATCTTCTTCTAAACGAAGGAAGCCTGATACCAAATGACTTCGTAAGTAATGTTTTATTGTTGGTTTTATGTTTGTTGCATTTTTCAATGCTTTATAATTACCTCTAAATCTTTTATTGTCCAATGTTTCAAATAGTTTCATTCTCAATGCTATGGGTAAATAATGAAAGTTAACACCTAGAAAACCACCAGGTGCAGTATCAATGGGCAACACTAATGGAAATATATCATAATAGGGTAACACATTTTTGAGTTTAGGGTCATAACGAAAGAAGTTCAACCCCCTTAACTGTGGTGATCCGTGTAGTTTACCACTTCTCATTAACTTTGCAGCTGATATTCTATTAGATAGGTCTGCTATCTTTTTCTTATACCAGTTGATAGAGAGGTCCCTATCTCCTTTTGCTTGACGGATTATGTCAAATATTGATTTGGTTGCCATATTACTATTTATAATAAATATTGAAGATGAAACGATTTAAAAGAATGTCAAACAAGTTTACGGTTGATGGTAAATTTCAACCCAAAAATCCATCAAAATATAAGGGTGACTACCGCAACATTGTCTTCCGTTCATCTTGGGAATTAACTGTATTTAAATATTTAGATACAAGTCCTAGTATTATCCAATGGTCAAGTGAAGAATTTTTTGTGCCATACAAGCATCCATTTACTGGTAGGTTCAGTCGCTATTTTCCAGACATATGGTTGAAATACAAGAACAAAACAGGCACTATAACACAAACCGTATGGGAAATCAAGCCTAAAAAGTATACGGAACCACCTCGTATGCCTAAACGCAAGACGAAAAACTGGAAATACACAACGCAACAGTATATCATCAACAAAGCGAAATGGGAGAGTTGTGAGGAGTTTTGCAAGAAGAAGGGATACAATTTTCAGGTCATCACAGAAGAACATTTGAAACATTGGTCAACAATCCAACCACTTAACACATAAATAGTTATATGTCAAGCCTAGCACAAAAATTAAAATCCTCATTGTTTGGTGGTATACTTGGTCACGGACAGCCAGCAACGGCGTCCTCAGCACCCATACGAAACAGTAGAGGTAAAGGTTATTCATCAACAGCACCTGACGAATGGTCAGAACAGGATCCTATGGCATTTGGCACATTGAGATATCCTGATGATGTAGGTACAGCAGAATTTGGACACTATTTGTTGTTTCATATATTTGAAGTATCACAAAGTAAATATGCAGGACCACAAACAACACCTCAAGTTGGGGGTCCTCCTGGTCGTACAACTAAGCGACCAAAAGAAGAACACAATTTATATAGTCCATCCATTGCTTATGAACAAGATGATGCTAAACTGAACTCCGTTAGGCGTGAAACTGACAACAAATCTATAAGTGGTGCTCTACGAGCAGGTGGTAAGTTGAAACGAACAAGTGATACCATTGCATTGTATATGCCACCTAATCTTAAATCATCATACAATGCGAATTATAAGAAATCAGAAACAGGTTTAGCAGGTGTTATGGGTGCAGATTTGATAGGTGCGACCAATGTTAGTGAAGTGTTAGATAAATTAGGTACTGCAGGCACATTTGCTACTGTTAGGGACGCATTGATAGACACATTAGCAGTTAAAGCTGCGGCTGGTATAACAGATTTAGTTACTGGTGGTGATTTGGAAGGTGTGATACGAAAAGGATCGCAAAAAGCATTGAACCCAGCACTTGAAGCAATCTTCCAAGGTGTGGACTTACGCACATTTGATTTTCAGTTCAGATTTACACCAAGAAGTGAGAAAGAGTTGCGACAAGTACACGCAATACAGAAATTATTTAAGTTTCATATGCTACCTGAAAGGGTGAATAATCAGAAGATAGGTCGCCACCTTATCTTCCCTAGTGAGTTTGACATACAATATATGTATAAAGGCGTAGAAAACAATTGGTATCCATTTGTAAGTGGTGTTGTATTAGAGAAGATGGATGTTACATTTGGACCAGGTGGTGAAACACAACACTTTAGACCAATTGAAGTGGGTGGTGGTGAAGCACCGCCTCCAACAGAAGTCAATATGACATTGACTTTTAGTGAAACAGAAATTATGACCAAAGAGAAGATAGTGGAGGGTTTCTAATATGTCTTACTTTAGCAAGTTTCCATTGTATCAATATGACATTGAGGACACACAGAATAGAACACTTATAACAGATATATTGCGCCGTGTCAACCTAAAAGCGAATGTCCGTGCAAATACCTTGGTTTATGACAGCTATGATGTGAAGGATGGCGAAACGCCAGACATTATAGCATTCAAATACTATGGTGCTTCAACACTTCATTGGGTCATCATCACGGTGAACAACATAACAAGTCGCCACGATTGGCCATTGGATCAAGCAAGTTTGACGGATTATGTCAATGACAAGTATGGTACAGCGAGTGCTGTCCATCATTACGAAGTAGCACAGACGAGTGGTGATACAACAGAATTATTAACAGTTTCAAGCGATACTGCAGGTGCATTACCTGTCACTAATTATGAGTATGAACAAACACAAAATGACAAGAAGCGTAAAATACGATTATTAGACAAGGTATATGTAGGACAATTCAGTAAAGAGTTTGAACAACTTATAAGAAGGTAAAATTATGGCAGCCACGGTTGGTAAACAAAAAACTGATACCAAAACTAAATCCTCAGATACAGCTTCAACTGAAACAGGTGATTCACAATTCGCAGGTGATTTTCAGTTAGATGCTATTATCATCCATTCATTAAGTGATCCTGTTGACATCAAACCACTATGGTTAGAGTTGAATGTCTATGAGAGTATCAATTCTCCCCAAGTCTATGGTGATGTTACCATAGCGGATAGTGCCAATCATTTACAGAACATACCCATCATAGGACAAGAGGAAATAGAGTTTGTATTTGGAACACCTGACAATGAGCTGATAGATTTTGAGTCCTTCCGTGGTCGCATATACAAGGTGAACAACATGGTGAAGACAGAAGAACGCCAACAAGTCTATACCATACATTTCACATCAAAGGAATTCATAAAGAACCACCGTACACGCATAAATGTGGCACATGAGGACACAGGTGATGTCATTTGCGAAAATATATTGAGAGATGTATTGAAAACGAATAAGGCATTGAACCTTGAGCCAAGTGACTTGAAGGTTAAACTGTTGGGCAACAATATGAAACCCTTTGACTTCATCAGGATGTTAGCAAAACGA